TGGATGTAAAGTTAGTTGCTTCTATACATGATGAATACCAATTTGAAGTTGGAAATAAATATATAGGAGATTTTTGTGCGATTACAAAGATAGCTATAAAAGATACAGAAGCACAATTAAAATTGAAATGTCCTTTAGATAATTCCTATAAGGTAGGAGTAACATGGGCAGAGACACATTAAAAAAAGTGTTGACATTCTATTTAAATTCGTGCTATAATATAATTTTAAAACAATAATAGGAGACACTGGATGAGTGTTATACATGGAAAAGCTTATTGGGCGAGCATAACAAACCCAAACACAACATTTGATAGTGATGGAGTATGGACTATTGATATAGGTAATCTTGATTCTAAGAATAAAAAGATTCTTGAGGCAGATGGTCTAACTATTAAAAATAAAGGTGATGATAGAGAAGATTTTATCACCATTAAAAGAAATGTGAAGAAGAAAAATGGAGCTATGAATAATGCACCATTAGTTCTTGATGCACAAAAGAGAACTATTATGAATACATTAATTGGTAATGGTTCTACAGTAAATGTTCTTTATACTACTTATGAATGGAAATTTGGTGGTAAAGCAGGTGTAAGTGCTGACCTTAAAAAAGTTCAAGTTGTAGATTTAGTAGCTTATGAAGGCGATTCAGATGATGCCTTTGATGTAGTTCCTGATGGATATTCTTCAACCGAAGCAGATGAAATTCCTTTTGCTTCCTAACATGTAGAGGATGTGGGTGGTCTTAATGGCTACCCACATAAAGAATATGAAAAAAATAGATACATTAGTAGAGGACATATATGCTTTATTTAATTCTAATAATAATACTTTAAGTGAAAAGGAAGTAGATACATATATAGATATGTTTGCTGGATCAATTAAAGTTCACGTAAAAGATTTCTTGAAGGAGCTGCCAGAAAATAAACCTAAACTTAGGTTATCGTTAATTGGTAAACCTGACAGACAATTGTGGTATAATTTTAAAGAACCTTCCACAGAATCTCTAGCACCATATACAAGAATAAAATTTTTATATGGTTATATACTAGAGGAATTTTTAATAATGCTTGCTGAAATTTCTGGACATAAAGTTAGTCAACAACAAAAAGAAGTAGAGCTAGAAGGTGTTAAGGGACATCAAGATTGTTTTATTGATGATGTCTTGGTTGATTGTAAGAGTGCATCTGGTAGAGGTTTTAATAAGTTTAAATATAATACTCTATCTGATGATGATCCTTTTGGTTATTTAGCTCAGATATCTTCTTATGCTCAAGCTAATAATGTAGATGAAGCAGGTTTTCTTGCAATTAATAAATCAACAGGAGAGATATGTTACTCAAAAGTTCACTCTCTGGAGATGATTGATGCCAAAAAAAGAATTAAACATCTTAAAAAAATTGTCGCAAATACTACTCCACCTGATAAATGCTATGATGATATACCTGATGGTCAGTCTGGTAATTATAAGCTCAGTTCTGGTTGTGTTTATTGTGCTCATAAGCATAAGTGTTGGAGTGATAGTAATGATGGTAAAGGACTTCGTACTTTTCAGTATGCGACAGGTAAAAGATATCTTACAAAAGTAAAAAAACAACCAAACGTGGAAGAAATAAATGTCTAATCATTGGATTGATTATCAGACAGGCAAACCTTTTGTGCCTAATCTGGATAAGTTTGGGTTTGTTTATATTATAACAAATACTAAAACTACTAAAGCATATGTAGGTTGCAAACAATATTTTTCTAGTGGTAAAAAGAAAATAAAATATAAGTGGGAAACTTATATAGGTTCTTCTAAATATTTAAAAGAAGATATAGAAAAAATAGGGAAAGAACATTTTACTTTTGAGGTAATAGCAGAGTATAAAAACAAAAGAAGTTTACGATACTATGAAGCATACTACCAAATGAAATGGGATGTTCTTACTTCTACCATAGAAGGTAGTGATGAACCTGCATATTATAATTCATATGTTGGTGGTAAATGGTATCGACCTATTGAGAGTTATCAAGATCCTGAATATAGAAGAAAAATAAGTGGAGAAAACCATCACGAATATAAAGGCAAAGTAGAATTTTATCTTGATGGTAAACGAATGGTTGTTGATTGTTTAGGTGCTTGGGCAGATAAAAATGGTTATGATAGAGGTAGATTAAATCAAATAGCACGTACAAATAGAGATGGATTTATTAAAGATAAAAATGAGAAAAATGGGAAGAACAGAAGATTTAAAATGGATGGACCTTTAGGAACTATAACTAAAGTAAGATGGTTAGTTGACAGTGGATGAAGAACCTGATATAATTCAGATGGAAAACTTGTTCTACTCTGAACCACAATCTTCAGAGAAACAATTGTTTTTAGCTGTTATACTACAAGCACTATTAGATTTGTCTAAAGATTCTAAAGCTACAAGAGTTCAATACGATAAAGACAGAGCTAAGTCATGGTTCTTTACAGAGACAGGAGTTACATGTGAAAACTTTGAATCAGTTTGTGATATGGCAGGAGTAAATGCTAGTAAGACTAGAAGTTTTGCATATCAAGTTATGAACGCTGATAATAAAAATTTTTTAAGAGTTAGAATAAGAAAAATATTACATGGAGAGGATATAGATGGGACAAATGGATGATGCGTGGAGTGAATCAGTAAAAAAAACTGATGGCTTTAAGAAAGTAGATTTAAAAAAACAAGCTAAGATGGCTACTGAAAAGCAGGTGGGTGGAAGTCATTATAAAGATTGTAAGATACAACCTATAGATTATATTATGGGAAATGATTTAACTTTTTGTGAAGGTAATGCTATAAAATATATTACAAGACATAGACGAAAAGGAGAAGGTGCTAAAGATATAGAGAAAGCTATTCATTATTTAGAAATGATATTGGAGATGGAATATGGTAGGGAATAGTTATTTACCAACAGAGTATCAAACATTTATTCATATATCTAGGTATTCTCGTTGGATCTCAGAAGAGAATAGAAGAGAAACTTGGATAGAAACAATAACAAGATTTTCTACTTTCTTTCAAAAACATTTAAGTAAGAACTTAGGAGTAGAAATAGAGAGTGAAGTCTGGAGAAAGATAGAAGATTATATTATTAGTTTGTCTGTCATGCCTTCTATGAGAGCCTTAATGACAGCAGGTAGTGCATTAGAAAGAGAAAATATAGCAGGATATAATTGTTCTTATATTCCTGTTGATAGTCCTAAATCTTTTGATGAGGTATTATATATACTTATGAATGGCACAGGCGTAGGTTTTTCTGTTGAAAGAAATTATGTTAATAGTTTACCTACTATTCCTGATAGAGAGTTTGAGTATACAGAAGATGTAATATCTGTTGCTGATTCTAAAGAAGGATGGGCAAGAGCATTTAAAGATTTAGTATCTTATCTCTATACATGCAGAATACCTAAAGTAAGTGTAAATAAAGTAAGACCTGCAGGAGCAAGATTAAATACCTTTGGTGGTAGAGCTAGTGGTCCTCAACCTTTGGTTAATCTATTTGATTTTGTTATTGAAAAGTTTAAAGGTGCTAGAGGTAGAAAACTAAGTAGCTTGGAATGTCATGATATAGTTTGTAAGACTGGTGAAGTAGTAGTGGTAGGTGGTGTGCGTAGGTCAGCTCTTATATCTCTGTCTAATTTATCAGACCAGAGATTAAGAGTTGCTAAGTCTGGTGCTTGGTGGGATACAAATCCTGAACGAGCATTAGCTAATAACTCTGTTGCCTATACAGAGAAACCTGATGCAGGTATTTTTATGAAAGAGTGGTTGGCTTTATATGAAAGTAAATCAGGTGAGAGAGGAATATTTAATAGAGTATCTGCTCAAGAAAAAGCTAAACAAAATGGTAGACGTAATGCTAATTTTGATTTTGGAACTAATCCTTGTTCAGAAATTATTTTAAGACCAAATCAGTTTTGTAATCTTACTGAAGTTGTGGTTAGACCTTTAGATACTTTAGAAATATTATTAAATAAAATAGAAGTAGCTACTATCTTAGGAACAATGCAAGCAACATTAACTAACTTTGGTTATCTTCGTAAGAGATGGCAAACTAATACTGAAGAAGAAAGATTACTTGGAGTATCTCTTACAGGTATTATGGATAATACTATTCTTAATCGAATGAGAAATAAATTACCTGATACGTTAGAAACAATGAGAAATAAAGCAATCATGGTAAATAAAGAATGGTCTGAAAAATTAGGTATACCACAATCAACAGCTATCACTTGTGTAAAACCATCAGGAACTGTTAGTCAGTTAGTAGATAGTGCTAGTGGTATTCATGCTAGACATGCACCTTACTATATACGAACTGTTAGAGGAGATAATAAAGATCCATTAACAGAGTTTATGAAATCTAAAGGAGTTCCTTGTGAACCAGATGTAATGAATCCAAATCATACGTCTGTATTTTCTTTTCCTATGAAGACAGATTCTCAAGCAATATTTAGAAATAGTATGTCAGCTATTGAACAATTAGAGATATGGAAATGTTATGCAGAACATTGGTGTGAACATAAACCTTCTGTTACGATTAGTGTAAAAGAAAATGAATGGGTTAATGTAGGGAACTGGTGTTGGGATAACTTTGATTATCTATCTGGTGTATCGTTCTTACCATTCTCTGATCATACATATCAACAAGCACCTTATCAAGATATAGATAAAGGAAAATATGAAGAGTTACAATCTAAGATGCCAACAGATATTGATTGGTCTGATTTAAAACATTATGAAACAGAAGATAATACAAAGGGTTCTCAAGAACTTGCTTGTACAGCAGGTGCTTGTGAGTTAGTGGATGTATAATGAACAAAGATGCATTATTACAATTAATGGTTATTACTATGGAAGAGTGTGGAGAATTAACACAGGCATGTAGTAAAGCTATTCGTAAAGATAATCATAGAGATAATAAATCATTGAAAGAAGAAATAGGAGATGTATATGCTATGATACAATTAATGGTAGAGTTTGATATTGTTAGTTGGGATGAACTTGATAAACGAGTACAAGTTAAAAGAAA